AGCAACACTTCTTTTAGTCTTTCGACTTGCATTGTTAACTTCTCTAGCTTTTCGCACCATGCTCTTTGCAAAATAAGTTGCTGTGGTCATGGTTTTTCCGTAAAGTTATATAAATAAATTGTATAATCAGTTATAAGTCCGAGGATACGCACTTATTTAGTAAGATTAAAAGCCTAATGAATTTTCTTGGAATCTTTAGGTGAGGTTAGGTCTGTTGAAAATTCTTCATCCCTCATTGATTCTTCGAATAAACGCATGTCTTCATCCGTCACTTCGTAATCATGTTCTGCACCTTTAAGTATAGAATCTAATGTTTTTGCAAGATATTCTTTAGGGTCTATAACTATAGTTTTATTGGATAAGGGTATATTACCCTCTTCCACCATAGTCAACCACTTTGCACTTGCTTCATCGTAAAAGGGAATGAACTGACCGTTCATCTCACTTCTATGTAAAATATGTTTTGTATCTATGTATACAATTGAATCGGAAGTTAGGGGTGCATACGGTATGAACGTAGCAAGAGTTTCCGTTTGAGTTACCTTAGATAGATGACATGTCATAGGCAGTGTGATCTCTAAAGTGTCTTCCACTTCTTTAACCATGCCCACAAGTTCGTCTCCGTTGTTTAATCTGACTACTTCGTATTTCACTTTAAATTGAACTGTTTAATATCATATGGAAATCCTTCCTCGTTGTAGATATTTATACGTTCTTTTAAGTGACTTAAAGTATAGTTGTTACCACCGATATCATCTGCAATATCGAACAGTCTCATTTCTGTCTTGTCTTCAGTCTTACGAAGACCTCTACCAATTGACTGTAGGTTTCTGATTCTTGATTTTGATGGGGATGCAAATACAACATTATCAATTTTCTTAATGTTGACCCCTGTAGAGAATGTTCCGTAAGATGCAAGGATGACATTATCATTGGCTTGTTCTACAAGCGTCCTCACCTCTTCTCTATCCGTCACATCTGTACCACCATACACATAGTGTAATTTATCCCCGAGTCTTTTGAACATTTTAGTATGTAGTATTGCACCATGTTTCTCAACATATTGGAATAGAACAAGTGTATTTCCTTTTAGGTTATATACAAGATTACAAATAAACTCATTCCTACTATCACTTGATACGAGGTAGTCCATCTCTTCTTGGTAGTTCTCAAACTTTCTTTTTTGATGTTTCAATACAAGCACATCAATGTTTAGACTTGCGATCGTACCATCTTCTATAAGTTGTGCAGTACTGATAACCTTTTTGAGAGGCCCGAACAGTCCTTCGAGTTGAAGTCTATGTACCTCTGTTCCGTCTAATGTTCCTGTGCAACCTATACGGACTGCAGTTTTCTTCATCTTCTCTAATATACCTTTCAACACATTTGCTTTGAACAAATGCGCCTCGTCACCAACAACAACATCAAAAGACTCTAACACCTCCTTGGGAGCTTTTGCGAATGATTGCCATGTAGTAACAGTTATAGGCGCATCGAATACTTCTTGACCACTGTAGATTTTACATATAGGTTCTTTATAACCATAATCTCGAAAATCCTTTGTCATTTGTTCGACCAGTGATGTAGTGGGTACAATGATGACTGTCTTGGTGTCGTAGTACCTCGCTAACATGTATATGATGAGAGACTTACCACTTGCAGTGGGTGATAATAACAACTGTCTGCCGTACTGTATAGCAGTGTTAAACGCATCCAATTGGTAGTCTCTAGGTTGGAATGGTAATCCCCAACTCTTCAGTTCACCATTCTTGGTTATGTCCTTTTTATGTTTATGTCCTAGAACCTCATGAACACCTTCAAACTCAAATCCACGTTCTCTACAGAACTCATCGATGTATGGAAGTAGTCCTATGTGAATCTTTCTAGTCTTCATAGAAAATAGATACACCTTACCATCCCACCATTTGTTTTTGTAGGACGGCATGAACTTTGCGTTCGGAACTTTAAATGAAAAGAAATCGTATAGGTCTCTTGCAAGACCATCATCACAATTAACTGTTAGGAAACACTCATCTACTTTAGAGACGGTGACGGTTGGTTTAGACATATGGTTTTCCAACAAACCACACCACTAGTGATTTTCTTGTACCCTTAGTAACAGGTGTCACTTGATGGTATACAAAGGATGGGAAGACTACAACACTGCCTATTTGTTTTGCAGAATGGGGTATAGTTCTAACTGAATCGGTAAGGTCTATTTTTAGATCGTCTGTTAATCTATCAAATTTTCTTTGAGGTTCTAACCACTGGAAATGACCACCTTCGTAATCATCTGAGTCGGACAACTGAATAGTCATAGATAGTTTTCTATGCATCCCATTATCATATTTTAGTGGCCCGGCATCTGTATGCCATGTGTAGAAATCACCCTTCTTTTTTTCAGGTTGTGCTTCATAGATAGTGTACTGTGGGTTTTCTTGGTATTCTATTGTGTGATACCATTCACACTCATCACATGCAATGTTTAATGCAACTCTTATTTTATCTACGATATCTGCAGGCATGTGTCCCTCTTCATTGACAAACCACTTATTACCACCTTGTCGTACTTCTTCGACCACATTACCCTCTGTAGTAATTCCATCAGCATCTCTATCTTGGTTAATCTGACCAACCATAGAATTCTTTAAAGGTAGTTTATCTGCAGCTTTATGAATTCTCGCAACCTCTTCGGGTGTAAAGAAATTTTGTGCAGTCCATAGGTAGTTTTGTAATATCATATTATTGTCCACTCATAAATTTTCTCCAATCAATCGTATTACGGATTGTTTGGTGTCTCCAAGTGATGTTAGTCATACACTCTTTGAGATAGTCTATTGTTACTTTTAATAGTTCTTGTCTTGCTTTCATTTCAGATAATTCTTTATCTGCATTAAAGAAGTAGTGCATATCTGCTTTCATCACACTTACTCCGTTTAGGGGGTCGACATCCCAACCTAGTTCTTTCCTTCTATCCTCATCCATTTTACCTGTATACCACAACCACTTATCTCTAAGTAGTTCGTTGTATTTGAATTCGTATTGCTTGGATAGAAGAATCTTACTGGTTAGTAAGTCTTGGTATTTTGCATGGAGTTTTGGAACTACTAATGAAGCTTTATCCAGTTCGATATCATCTATCTCACAGTCATTGTTCCATTGTTCTTTGATTTGTTCTAAATTCATAACGATTCACCTACTAGTATATACTACTAGTATAACATATTTATAGAGTTTTAACTAGTAGTTTTTATGTCGTAATATGTAAAACGAAACTCTGCAGTGCAAGTAACGGTCTCTGACTCTGAGCCAGAAAGAAGTTCCAGTCCACCAAGTGATATTGGGAAACAGTCATAAAACCTAAAGTACTTATTAGGTATATTTTTATTGGTGTTAGTAATCAATGTAATTTGTGAGTACTGATTTAAATCACTGTTTATATTAGATAGTTCACCAGTAGTTGTTTTCTGAGAATCAACATACTCCTGAAAATCTGAAGAGGAACTAACTGGAACAATTGCTTGCATCCAATCATACATCTCTTTGAAGTTCTCTAAGTCTTCATCTACTAAAAAGGTAACAGAAAGTGCATCAAATGTCACCTTGTCGCCTGGGAAAAATGCATCAACTCCAATACCAAATGGTTGGTTAACTTCCGTAAACTGCAGGCCTGGTATATTAACAGACTGCACATAGTACTCTACGGTTGGAACTTTGTCTATTAGAAGACGAAAGTTATTCTTGTTAAGGAGTGATTTATTTATATCAACCATTTATTTTTGCTATCCGTTTAGTGGAGGATGTATCGAAATAGTCCTTTCCACGATACTCTCTTGTTACTGAGTTTTCACATAAGTAACCATCTTGTTCATATAGTGTTACAGTCTTTCTAGATATAACACCAACTGTTGTCTCTTCACCCTGTGGAAATGTTTGTGCTTCCCATGGCCCTTCTAAGACATCTACTTGTTTTCCAAATTCTTTCATAATTTTCTCTTTCTTATACTATTTATAATATGTGGGTGTTTCCACCCACAAAGGTTTACTTCTCTGTTACAAACTCGTTGAGTTGTCTTGCAGTTCTAATAACTTCTTCACCAGTTATTTCTCTTAATGGTAAG